GTCTATTAACTCTTCTTTACTCTCACTAGAAATAAGAGCAAGATTTTCTAAATTTCTCTTAAAATGCATTATTCCTAAAGCATCCATATCATATTTATCGCCAACATTAATTTCTTTATCTGGAACAAAAGTATCGTCTACAATCTCTTCACCTAGACTCATTCCTGGGGCTTTAACATCTTTTTCTCCTTCTACTTCATAAGAATATGTTTCAGCAACTAAATCTTTTATTTTAGTAGGTTCGGCTAAATAACCTTGTTGTTTGAAAAACAATTCTAAAAACTCCATAGCCCTAAGATTTAGTTTAGATAGAGGAATTAATTGAGAATCAAAGTCTTGAACATAATTAATCTTTTCTATTCCTTCATTAGTTACTTTCAAAAATTTAGTAACATCAACATCCTCATCAACATCTTCTAACAGTTCCCTTAGTTCCCCTACTTCATCTACAAGGGTATTTAATTCTTCATGAACTTTTTTCCAGTAATCATAGGTTTTCTTCCTTTTTGTAAAGTCTGCAAGTTTTTGAGTATTAAATAATTTTAACATGCTGACATTTTTAATATTAAATCCTAAACTAGAAGGCTTACCTCCTGCTTCATTATTTATACTTCTAATTTGTTTTATTAGTTTATTGATGTTAGTTTTAATTTTAGGAAAGTCATAGTCGCCAAGTGCAGTATCAAGTTGTCTTTTTAGAGAAGATGCATTTATTTTGAACCTTGCTTTACCAGTCAAGTTTCTATCTTTTCGAGGATTATGAATGCTTACTAAATATGGGTCAAAGTCTTCCTTTAAATCAGAAAATGACAAAGCCTTGCCATTATACTTTAGTCTCTTTTGTTCTTTTAAAACTTTACTTATTGAAATCATTACTGCTTGATTAGCAGTTCTAGTCTCTTCTACTGGTTTTAGTTCACCACTTTTTACCTCACCTTTTAGATAAATTAGAATTTCTTTATTCAACTTGCCATATGTTTTTACTTTATCTGCATCAGATGTAAATTTTTTATCATCTATTAGTCGATTAAGCAAAGGAATAATAAACTTACTTTTTATATCCCTGTCTGTTAAGTTAGATTCTCCACTATCAACACCTACTTGTTGAGCATAGTTTTCTTTAAGTTGTTTAAACTCAATTTCATAGTTAGGAATGTATTCTTTAACTGTCTCCAAGTCCATCACCTACCTTTTCTTTTAGTAATTCGCCGTCAATTAATTCATCTACAACTTTCTTTGAGTGATATAGATTATAATATTTTTCTTTATTAGTAACGATTTCTGTGAGTTTTTTATTTAATTCTTTAATGAAATTTTCATTAAACTTTACTGCTGCATTTTCAAGGGAAGTAGCAAAAGAATCCACCGCTTGAACAGTCGTTGCGTCATCGAGTATTAAGCCCTCCGATATAGCGGAGTCAATTTTTTCCACCGCACTACGCAATTCACTTTCTGTTTCGCTTATATATCGGGTTCCTATAAAATTACTCAAATATATAACCTTCATCAAAGTTAAGGGTTTTTTCCGAGCCGCTACTGTGCCATCCGAGGTTTTTAGATACTCCTTCATAGTAGAGTTTCCTCTTTTCACCCAATTGATTGTTTGAGCAATTGCTTGCTTTAAAGAAGTATCATAGTTGCTTTTATCCACTTCTACTGTCGCTGTCATTTGCTTTTGTTCAGTGGTTAAAGGTAAACCTAATGCTTCTAAAGAATCTTGAAATTCTTCATCTTCATAAATAGAATTTAATAAGTCTTGGTATTCTTCTTCTTTTGAATATCGTAAATTACCTATTGGCACTAATGATGACTTAAACCTTTCTAATTCTTCTGGTTTAATTTTATCTAACTCAAGTAACAATTCAATGCCTCGTTTGTCCCATGCGTTTATTTTTCCATCCACAACTTTGCTTTCATAGTCCTTTGTGAAGTTTTTAAACTCCGCACCCTCTCCGCTATTTATTCGGGCTTTTGCTTTTTTCCTTTCTTCAATGCTTTTATCGGCAAGATAATCTTGCAAATACGAATTTCTATCAATAGCAGAACTATGTTTAATAAATTGTATAGATTTTTCAATAGGATTTGAAATTGTTCCCTTTGATAAAAATTGTTTGTATAAAGGAAGCATAAAATACTGAGAACCTTTTTTATTATAAACATTTTTAATAAATCCTTTTATATTTTGATTATTTAGACTAAACATCAGGCTTTCGGCTACTTGTTCTCTTGTTTTTGAAGAGGTTCCTTTCACTTTCACTTTTTGATTTGCCATTTCTAAAATTGTTAAGTAATTTTCTATTTGTTCGGGTTTAGTAACTGTAATAGCCTCAAGATTCATAGAAGATTTATCAGTCCTCTTTAGTCTTACAACATTTCTCATAACATAATCAGATTGAACAATAATTTCATAAAAAATAGGGAAATCAACCACTGGCATTACAGTCGCAGGTTGCTTTTCTCTATCATCACCCTTAAATACAATTTCAAACACCTCTTCTTTCTTAATTTTGTCCAATTCCTCAACTACTTTAGTGACTTCAATGATTTTTTCTAAAACTTCTTCCTTATCTTGCGACCAACCCTCTTTTCTCTTAGCCTTAAAGTTTATTTCGCCCCCTTTTGGGATAACAAAGTTAAGTTTAACATAAGCAAAATGATAATTAGGATTTTCATTTCGCAAAAAACTAGAAACACTAGGTTTAGTTTCACCACTAAAGTAGTTTTCTAATTTATTTTTTAATTTTACTAAAGTTGTCCTATTATTAAGACCTAATTCTTTCTTTAATTCTTTAATAAAGGTTGTTCTTTTGGAATTATCGTAAAGTTTACTCATTTTTGGTTGTTGTCTGTCTTTTTTCATCAAAAATTCATATAAGTCTTGTATATTATCCGCTTCAACCCCCTCTCCAATAATAATTCTTTGAATAATCTCACGAATTCCTAGATGTTCCTTTGGTCTTGAGAAAGTCTCTTGTAGTTTCTTTCTGACTAATTGAAAATTGGCATACATTTTGTCTAATTTGGCAGATTGTTCCACAGCACCTTCAATGCTATCAATTACCTCTTCAAATATCTTAGGAAATTTTTCTGCAAGATGTTCTTCAAATTCTTCTTCACTATTGATTCCTTTAAAAGACTCTACTAATTTTTTGCCACTATTAGTGTTGGATGTTTTTTTGTCAATAGGTGCATTTAACAAATGTTCCATCATGGCTGGATTGTCACTAGCCAAATACTTAAAAAATTGACGGCCTTTTAAGTTAGTCTCGGTAGGAAAATTCATATTACTCACCTAATGCTTCTCTAGCCGCTTTTTGCTTTGCTGCAATTACCTTCATCTGTTTCTGTTTAGGAGTGAGAGGTGGTTTGTTTCTCTCAAGTTCTTCATCAAAGAAAGTAATAAATTCTTTTTGTTCTTTTTCCGAAGGTTTTGTTTTCATAAAATCCGACCAAACAACCTGTGCTTCTTTACTGTGGTTTCCAAACTTTTTCATTTGTTTACTAAGTTTGAATTGAAATCTCCTAAAGTTAGCCAACTTACTAGTTTCTGTTTTTAATATATCTTGCCAAGTCATGAATTCTTATCCCTCCAATCTAACATTTTAAATAAGTTATTTGATAATTTGCTAAGTTGCGATTGCATGTTCTTAGGCCATTCATCAGCATAGTCTTCAATTTTACTAAGTTGTGCATAATAGTCGCCACGCATACCATCGAGCATAATTTCTTTTAAAGTTTTTAATCTGCCTGCAAATGTAGTTAAAGTATCGGGTTCTCCGAAATCATCACCAACTATTCCGCAAGAAATCCTAATGTATTTATCAAGTTCTAAGTATGCTTCTTTTACTTGCCCGTCTTTGTAGGCTTTCAATATACTTTTCCAACTCATTGTAATCTCTCCTTCAATCAATGCTATTAATTATATCGAGGTATGCCCCTCTTACACCGTTCTTTCGTGTAAATAAATTTGATAATCCAATTAATTCCCTTATGGCTTTATTATTATTTCCATCTTTTTCATATTCTTCAGTATTTTCTTGAACAATTCTGCCCCATTCTTTTTCAAACTGTATCATATTTTCTTTTAATTCTGGAAAATTTTGATTTACAAAATAAATTAAATTGTCGAGTCTTTCGTCATATTTTTTACCTCTAGGCACAAATCTAGCACCATCGGTTCTATCTTCTTTTACTATGTCTTGCCAATTCATTGTAATCTCTCCTGCATTTCCAAATAAGGTTTAATGTATTTTTCATGAAAGTTTTCTCTATTGACAAAAGGTCGCATAGCATCAAGAGCATCTTCTAATTTTTCTTTTTGTTCCTGTGTTAATGCTGTTGTGCTTTCTAAATACTTTCTTTGTTGAGTAATAAAATTCATATTATTTTTGTTTTTCAATATATCTTGCCAATTCATTGTAATCACTCTTTATATTTTTTGTTAATTCGTAGTCTAGTTTCATTGATAATTTCTTTAATAGAATCTTTGAGGCTTTGGTTTTTCAATGCTTTTACATATGTTGCTTGGTCATCTCCGACTACCAAATGTAAAATTTCAAGCATGGCATATTTGAGCATAGCATCCATATCGCCACCGAGTCGAGCCACTTCTTTATCCGCAATACCTTTCTTAATTTCTTCTTTCCAACTCATTGTAATCTCTCCTGTATCAAAGATAACTATATATTTTATCCATAGTTTCTTTAAACTGAACTTCTGAACCATCAAGTTCATCTAATAGTTTCAATTTTCCTAATTGTTGTTCGGCCTCATCTAGTAGGTTATTGGTTTTTTCTTTTTGCATTAGGGAAAGAGAAACCCCATGTTTGTCTTTCATAAGAAGTCTCATGTGTGCGTTATCTAATATTATTTGGTAGGTGTCAAAAATATCAAAAAAATCTTCGCTACTCGGAAAAACTCCGTAATTATTAAACCAATCATCTTTCTTTAATATATTTTCCCAACTCATTGTAATCTCTCCTGCATTTTCTTTTTAATATCAAGCCAAATCTCAGGATTGTTCTGTGCTAACACTTCTTGAACAACCTGCATCTGTGCGACAATAATTGTATCTTGTCTCTTGTGAACAAGTTTGCCTTTGAACTCAAGTAGATACTTTAATGACTCTCGAACTTCTTTTGCGAGTTTAGTAAGGCTATCAATCTGTCTTGGTTCTAAGTCAATGTCTAAGAACAGTTCGTTGAGTTTATCATCTAAGCGTTGAACATTCGCACTAAGTAAATCAATCTCATTAACTTCCTTTTTCGCTAGCATGGTGGCTGCGGATTGCTGCACCAATGGTGCTAAGTGGTGCTTCATGTGCCGTTGCACCTGTGTTTTTGTGAGGTCTAAGGCTTGAGAAATACCATCACTTGATATATTACCGTTGGAAAGGGCTTCCTCATAATGTTTACGCATTGGGTCGGTGCATAACTTACATTTAGGATTACTACTGTTAGTGTATTCCCCCATGTGGTTTCTTTGGTGTTGTGCAGTAGTTCCGCTTCTCCACCCGTTTCTTGAATCTAAATCGTCACAACTTGCCGCACCTTGTTCAATAGCCGCTTCAAGTTCTTCTCTACCTTCATGTTGGCAAAACGAGCATCTCTTTCTTGTAATCATTCTTTCACCCACATTGTTGTTTTTAAATCACTAGTATTTGCACTTAGTTCTTTTGTAGTATAACCATAGTTTCTTAGTAATTTGGAATATGCTCTTAAACTTTCTTGCTTGCCTTTTAATTTATTGAGTCCTGCTTTTTCCTCTTTAGTTCCTATTTCCTTAACTACTTCGGTATAAGTTGTTATTAGTTTTTCATCTAAGTCTCTAGTGTTGATTCCTTTACCATCTAATTCTTTTACAATTCTTCTAATCGTTTCTTTGACTAATTGAAAATTAAATTTCTTTCTCTTTAAAATACTGAACCAAACATCAATCCCTCCAAAGTTGTTCTATCCAAGACTTCTTAACTTTGGAAGGTTCTTTTACTTTTGGAGTTTCAGGAACAACTGTCTTTCCTCTAATGTTAAGATAATATTCACCAATCTTCTTTGGTTCCTTTCCTACTACTGTTGCTAAAAGAGTTCCAACTGTGCTTGAAGTTAATTTTTGAAAAGAGAAGGTTTCAATCTCATTTGGCAATCCGGATAAATCAGCACTATCTTCTACTTCATTTGAATTTTTCTTATCACCTACAACAAAAGAAACATCTTCTAATATCCTAGCAATCTCCTTATATTTAGGTGTTCCTTTATTGAACAACCCTCTATTTTTAAGTATTCGTAGCACTTCCTTTCTTAATGAAGGAATACCTGCAAGGTTACTTATTCTAGCAGGTTGGAAACTAAGGTGAGTAATTTTCATATTTTTAATTTGTGCTTCCGCTTCAACCAATACATCTAGTAAGCCTGTTGTAACTAAAGTTCCACCAAAGAGTGCTTGAAACAAAGGAGGCTTAGAAGTATTTTTGGCCTTATTATACCAAGAAGAAGGTGCTTGTTTTTTATCTGGATATTTTGCTTTGAAATAATCATCAGCATAATGCCCGTAAATTTCCATAGGCTTATCATCAATTATTTCTAAATCTTTACCACTACCTGTAAACTTAGTTGGTCTAGTAAAGTAAATGTTTTGAGGATTGTATGAATTGTCTTTCTTAAATACTAAAACTCTACGAATGAATTTTTGAATCTCTTTTAAGTCTTTACCAGTATAAAGTTTTTTAGTTGTCATTGATTCGTTTATTGCTGCAAGAAGTTTAAATGCACCCTGTTGCTTACCTTTGTTAGTTGAGTTTGGTCTTACCCAATTATCAGTAACATGCTCATCTAATTGTAAATATAAATTAGCAGGTTTAGGTTCTCCTTCTTTTCCTACGCTTAAAATATCAGCACTAGAGATTCCCTTACAAGTAGTCATCCAATCAGTATATGATTTCTTAAAATCATACTGACCGTTTAATTCAACTTGAGTTCCATTACTTAGAGTTATTGTCGATTTCTTCGTCTTCGTCATCTTTCTCACCTCCATACTTAATGTTGAACCTTGAAGGGTCACTACCGTGACCCCCAAACGCTACACCGCCAGCCACCTTATTCAAGTTGCCGCAAGCATCACAGCAGTTTTTAATTATATTCCACCAATTCATAAGTCATAACTCCATTTCTCATATCCACCATAATTTAAATCTAATTCTATTACTAAATCGAAGTCAACAACTGCACTATTAGGCGTTTCCAACTTCGTAAAAACCAGTATGCTATACAATTCGTGCCTCTTCCCCCTCCGCAGGTTGCTAAAGAAACTATGAAATATATGTATTTCATGGTCTTTTGTGTATTCTTCAGTTTTATCTTCTCCACGCCTTTTATCTTCTACTTTATTCTTAATATTTCGGTCGTATTTTTTTATTAGTTCTAATATATGGCAAGCCGTTTCTTCTGATAAATACTCATAAAGTGAAGTAACGCGAGCAGTTTGGCTATAAGTAGCACCTCTAATAATAAGTTCTTTTAATCTTTTCTTACAAGGGCCGTCTTCAATATTAACTTTAATCTTTGAAGCATCTAAGGTAGAGCCTGTGGCTTTGCTTTTACCTTTAAGGTTTTTTAGAATATTAAACCAATTCATAAAGCATCATTCCATTTTTTAATGTCGGAAAAAGGAAACCTAACCCAAGCCACATACCTTCCAGCCGCATCCTTATTTATAATATAAACTCTAATAATATCACCCTCCATAAAATCAATTCTTTTACTTCGACTTGGTTCAAAGTCCACCCCCACCCAAAGCGCATAATTTTTCCCTAGTTTTTCAAAATAGATTCTTTGAAGCACCCAGCCGTTCTTTGTATCGGGGAAGTTTACATACACAGGGTTGTCCAAATCAAGGGATTTCAATGCTTGTAATGTTTCACATGCTATTTGTTCAGGAAGTTTATTAAATTCTTTAGTATCAATTAAAGTATCTCCATTACCGGCTTGTTGAGCAATATCATCGGGTGCTGGTTCTGTTGTATTAAACCAAATAAGTTTTCTTAATTTTTCCTTACAGTCATCTTTAATATTAATTTTAATTCTATCCGTATCGAGAGTAGAGCCTTTACTTTTGGCTTTACCTGTAAGTTTTTTAAGAATACTAAACCAACTCATAGAAGTTTCCTCCATTCTTTATAAGTTTTTAAATCCTCATCACGCCATTCTTTTGGAAAGAATTTCATGTATGTTTCAACACCAACCGCAAAAACTTCTTTTCCTTTAATTTCACAATATCCTATCAATTTATTTGCATGTGTGCTAGATATGTTAATTATCCACACTATTGTATATCCCATGAACAGTTGTGCTTTTCTTCCATCTCCATATTTTTCATGTAGGGCTTCGGGTAACAGACCCATAATATCTTTATCTATCACCTTTAAATCTTTTAAAAATTCACAAGCCACTTCTTCGGGCATTTCACTAAATGGGCCTTCTTCGATATATCCTTCGCTTAATGGAGAGTCTATTAACTCTCGAATTTTCTTTTTACATTCATCGTCTTGAATATTAACTTTAATTTTGGAGGCATCTAAAGTAGAACCTGTTGATTCACTGCCCAACTCGGCATTCTTTAGAATATCCCACCACAAAAGGAATCACTCCTTTAAGTGACTGAACCAATCCATTTTGTTGGCTTGTTGAAATGCTTCGGAGAAATTATCATCGGTAATATCAATATCTGGTTCTGTTTCTTTTGCCTTGTCTTCTGACTCTTTAACCATTCTACGAATTAATGCACTTAATATAACTCCAACATACCCAATAAAATCGTCACTTGAAACAACTTCAATAAGTTCTTGAGTGAGATTATATATCTTTTGACCGCTTAATTCCTCATCGAGTTTGTCTTTAAGTTTGTTAGTGATAATTTTTTTCATTTCAGGAATTACTTTATTTGCTGCGGCATTAGCAAGAGTATCAAATGTCTGCATTTGGGCATCTGTTAAATTAGAAGGTGCGTCTTTGTCATCTTGTTCCTCTTGTTTAATATTAGTTACTCTACTTTCACGCAAATTATTAATATCTTCCTCCATTGAAGGGTCATTCATCATATCAATACCAATAAGAATAGGTTCCATCAAAACAACTTCTGCCGCCTTTCTTTTATCGGTAACAGTAAGACCTTCAACATCTGCAAGTGATTTAATCATATCACCTAATACAGCACCGCCTAATTTTGAAAGGTCGGGAGTATCTTGAATACGGTCAAAAATACCAGCATAAACACCTCTTGAGTTTTTAACGACATCTCTAAATGAAAAGTCTGCTTTTAATATATATTCCCAAGTCATTTCTTCACTTCCTTTCCAGTTACAAAGTCTTTCTTTGTTTTCTTCTCAACCTTATTAACTTTCTTTGATTGGTCATCAAACCAAGTGTCTAATGAATTACATCGTGTCATATCAGTTACTTCCATATGGGTTATTTGGGTTTGAAGTAGGATGTCTGTTTTTGTTTCCTAAGTCTCTATTAGAAGCATTGAGTCTTTCATTGGATTTTTTCTTCTGACATTCAAAACAATACAGTTTGCCGTCAATAAGATTTCCACCAGACATTTTTATTTTCTTTTTGCATATGTCACATTCATGGGTAAGTTGGCTTCCACCATCGGGACTATCTTCTACTTCATTCGGGCTTAATTCTCTTTTTATTATTTTTTTCCATGTCATAGTAATCACCGTGTAAATGCGCTACGCTTTGTAGAGGCTAATTCATCCTTATGATAAAGCCTTACGCTTTTCTCACTATGGGGGTCTTCACTCATTAGTTTCCCATTAGGCATCTTATGAGTTTTACCTGTCCATTCTTTACCGTCTTTAGTGTAATGTTTTCTAGTAGGGGATTTATCAATACTATCCCTATCTTTGATGGCTTCAACCATAGGTTCTTCTGTATCTCCGTCTTTATCAAAATCAAGGTAATCGGGCTTCTGTGTTTTAAGTATATCTTTCCAAGTCATTATTAACGCCCCTGTTTTAATAGTTCTTCCATTTCTTTAAGCATACTAGATAATTGTTTTATTTTAGTAGATGAAGGACTCATATATCCCTGAATCCCTGAATCTCCATTAGCATATTCAGCAAAATCATTCAAGTTCAGCAAAAATTCACTCATAGCATCTGCATTTTTATACCTTAAGTTTTTATCCTCTTCTTTTATTATATTTGTCCAATCCATGTTATTATCCCCTATTGAATTTAATGAATGTTGCTTTTTGAAAAAATTTGGGGTAATTTAAGTGGCACTAGCGCGATTTTTTAATTGTTTTATTATGTATTACCAGAATAAGATTAGTTATATTAATAATAGTTAATCAAATAGTTTTGTTTGTTTAGTTTTATTAGGATGCATTAGTGTTATAATATCTTCTTTTAATAGTTTTAACTTTAATGCTATTTGCTGTAATGCCTTCTTATTCTCCGCAGTAGTCTGTATATCTCGCTTTGATGTAGATTGTCTTATATCTATTAGTATAGGAGTAATGATTTCAACGATGCGAGATAAGTCATTTAATACTTCATTATCTCTAGTCATAAGGCTCCCTTGTAATTGCGTGGCGGTAACAGGTATTAAATATACCGATTTTAGGGGTTATATATTGCCCTATTGTGTGTTATAGCGATAGATTAAGCCTTAAACTACTGTTTTTAATATAATATCATTAAATAAAAAAATTAAACAAAGCCATATGGTTGTGTAACTCCTATTTAGAATTTAAAGGCTACAACCATATGGTTGCTTTCGCTACCTTGTTAATACAGCAATATTGAGATAAAGAGTGGAAGTGAACCAAATGAAGATATACAAGATAGTCGATACCGAACCGGAAAATAACAAACAAGTGGGTGAAATGTATACCAGAATTGCTACTGCGAAGAAAGCGGCACAAGCGATGATGAATCGTCATGCTCATGGAGTTGCTCTAAAAATCAACAAAATGACCGGAATCAAACGAGGAGCCAATGTTCAAAAATTCAACGAATTGGTGAAATCAATCGCAGAACCTCGATTCGTAATTGAAATCATTGAAGTCAATGACTCTTGGCGATAATCAATTGAATTGATTGGATGAATTGGTTGAAATCAACCATGAGCCGACCTGCATCTCGCTTCGGCGGGATGTGGGTCTTTTTTTTTATTTTTTAAGAACGCAGCAATACAAAAGAAAGGCTACAACCATATGGTTGTCTTTGTTACCTTAATTATAAGGCACATTCGAGTAATAGATTGTCTCAAGTGATATTAGTCACTCCTTGAGAATATACGGCGGTTTCCCCCGTTGGATGCAATAATTCGGTCGAATGAATGAAACGGCAATTAGTAATCTTTGAGTCTCCGGAGGCAATCGAAGAGGAAACATGTCATAGTAACTCCAATCAGCGTTGTAAGTCTATATGGTAATGCCAAACGGGGGAAGCACCAAGAACATTCTATTCTGTAAAGCGACCGATGGATTGGTCGTGACGAAGGGCCAAAGTCCAATTGGGCGGGATTGTAATGCGGGAGGCATTGCAGTTTTTATTGATTTCCTCCCACCTTTTTTTATGTTTTTTTTAAGGTAGATACAGAAAGATACTACCATATGGTTGTAGTCGTTCTTTTGTTAAGACGAAGGCCCTAAAAAAAACAAAAAAAAGGGGAACAGGGCAATTAAGCCCCATTCCCCACCACATTCGACAATTAAACCACTTATCGAACAATTCCTCCACATCTGGAACATCGAGGGCCGTGTTTGGTGTTCATCAATCCACGCCATTGTTCACAATCACAACGGTAGACTTCACTCACTTTGATTCCTCCGTTTTTTAACGATTGCTAATTCTCGTTCACAGGCTTTGCAGTTTATCACGCCTTCAAAGGCGGGTCTATGTTTTATCGGTTTTTTACATCTCATTAGTATTCCTCCATTACTTCTTTTAAATCGGCTTTTTCTGCATCGGTCATAAATCCTTGATTCGCTACACTGAACCAACCACAAGACCAACATTCTAAGTTATGATAAGGTGGCCTACCACCAACATTATTCAAACAAGTTTCTTCGCCACAATTAGGACATTCGCCTACGAAAGAATTACCACTCATTCAATCACCTCATCAATGCAATTCACGCAGAAATACTGATTTTCAAGGTAAGACCAATTACTAATGAAAGCATTGCACAATGCACAGCCAATAAACACTTCACAATCAATTGCGGTCATTCTTCTTCATCTCCATTGTCGTTTATTCCCAATACATAGAGAATTGCGGCTGTTATGCTCAACATGTTATATTCAGTGTATTATACCTATTAGGGTAGATACGGAAAGATACTACCATATGGTTTGGCTTTGTGGTCTTTAGACCAAATCTCGAAATTGAAATAAAAAAATCCCAACCCCGCCCGATTTGGGCAGGATTGGGTGCGACTTGAGCGAAACGGGTCAATTATTCAATCATTCCTCGGAGGAATCCTCCGTTTTCTTCGATTCAGTTAAGGCAGGAGGAATCATTCCTGTAAGCATGTCGTCGTTTAGAAGGCCGTTCCAACGCTTGTCGGTAATTGCCTTCTTGATAGAACGCTTGACTTTTGCGCCCATATCTGCGGCGAAGTCATCCATTGAACCATATGGCCCAATTGATTCACCACGCTGTCGAGGGAAAAAGACATCGAGAATGAGGTCTTGTTCACCAATTGAAGCAAAGGCACTTGCGATACGAGTTACCACAGAATCCACAGCCGCCATTTGTTCCGCCGTGAGGCTTGATTGAATACCACGACGAATTGGAGATTTTGGGAGAGTGCCACACAATGAGCGAATACTGGCCCAAAACTTATCTCGGTCTTCATCAGTCGTTGCGGTTAAACCTGCTTCGCAAGTTGCTTGGATGACCGGCCCTAAAGCGCCTGCATCATTCACTTTCAGCCATTCTAAGACTTCGCTCACTTTTTCATCATATTTTTGCATATCCATAATTTATCACCTATCCTATTCGGAAAGACCGAATAATCAAACCACTTCGCTCAAGAAGCAATCTATACAGTTAATAGGTGCTATAAAGGTTGCCGTTACACTCTACAAAGTCACAACCATATGGTTGCTTTTGTTACCTTAATTATACTCTATTATTATTGTAGAGTATGAACAGGAGATAGAAAACAATGAGCATGAAATATATACGAACCTACAAGGTAATTTACAGCGATACGGTAATTCCGTTGAATAACACATTGAACACTCGTAACAGTCGAGGACAAATCTGTTTTATTATGGGGAATAACGGGATAAACATTCAACCTTCATATGCAACAGGCAGTTTTCCCTATGGTGAATCCGAAAGAGTAGCAAAGTCACGGACTAAAATTCAATTGATTAAATACACACCCACCGGACAACAAAAAATCAAGTATGAAACAATATCCGAATCATTCACAACAACAACCAAGAAGCGAATAATTGAGGATTTGATTCAAATGAGAGCATTTGGGGCTGGCCGATTTGGTGTAGTTACTCAAGAAAGCAATGAGACAGAAAAGTTTTGGCGAAGTATGCAGGGAGCAACCCTTCGATTAAATAATGTAGAGTTCTTGAATGATGATGATACTTTCTCTAACTACATTTGTGATGAATTGCACATTACTCCTAATGATATGCCCAAAGGAGAGGGTATTGTCATCAAATGTAAAGTAGAAGACAAAAGGTTAGGAGATGGAGGACAACCAAAATACAATACTCTTGCATTTACAGTAGAATGGGATTCAAAAACAATTCAAAGAAAGGATGAAATTGAAAAGTGGTTGGTTCAATACCCGCTTTCGATTATTGCACACTTTCAAGCCTTGTTTGAGAATACTCTCATGCTTTCGGGCATGAAAAGAAGCGGCGATGAAAACTACACCTCCGAGTTTTTCGAGGATGTTGAAATTGATTGTCATTTCGATGCTATCAGTGAAAGTCGTAGCGAATGCACTCCCGACATCATTAAACAGGTGCGAGATGCAAAGAACGCCAAGAAAATGGAGATGATTGAGTGATTGAGTTGATAATCAAACTATTGACGGCCCAAATCGCACAGTTGCACACTATCAAGGCGATTGAAGACGAATATGAGGAATTTGAAGAGGATATTCCGCTTTGGCACAATCCAGTGGATATGGATTTCATCCTTGAAGCATGGAGACTATCCAGTGATGGCGAAATAGTGGAGAGTTGATTGAGTAATTGAGTAGGGAGAAGAATTGAGGGGGAATCGGCAGAAATGCTGGTTCCCTCTCTTTTTTTTTTCCTACGGAGTCGCTCACAAAAGACCACTACCAAACTACATAGTCAATCGTATGCGTATAATGGGTGTAAATTATTCTACCCTGAATTAGTATCATTTGGATTGGGTTGTTTTCTATTGAGTATATATCATATATCGTATAGATATACTATACTATACTAGCAAAAAATATTATTCTCATATTATTCTCAAGTGTGAGAATCGTAAGTCCTCCAAAAAGAGAGACTTGTTGACAGAAGTATATAATATTCATATTATTATCATTATCATCATTATTATCACTACTTATAGAGAGAGGGGGGGGGCTACCTTGTTCTCTACCCCCCCCCTCTAGGCCCCCCATGAGAAACATGAGAATAATGATAAACAAGCAAAAAGCATGACTTGTTTAACATAAGTGCTTCAAAAAACCATGCTTGCGATTCTCACCGTGAGAAAGATGGTGATAAATATAGGTGGCCCTTTCAAAAATCAATATGAAAAGAAATCGAATAATAAGAGATTCATGGGTGGCAAATATACTTCTAAGGAAAATCGGCTTGTTTTTATGCTCGTTGGTATTGTTACTGGTTTCTATTCTACATCAATTGCTCAAAGTGCTTCCCTTTATATAGGGGTAGAAGGTGGAGAGTTTGCCCCAAGTGGGCAGGATTGATTATATATGGATGATATGAAATGGGACTCTCTCGTTGTAGAGATTACTGAATACCTTGAAGCAGATGACAACTTAGATGCCGCACTTCGACAAGTCGTTGAATTGCACCTCCAAGTTGGACAAGAAAACCCGAATGAGCGAGAAGCGGCGCAAAACGCACTTAAGGCTCTACTCAAAGGCCGTGACGGAACACCTTTCCGCCGAGGACAAAAGAGTAGCGTTCCAGCAAGTGTTCGTGTCGCAATTGACCGTATTTGTGGAGTAGTTCACGAAGCGGCTTTGCTCTATTACAACCACGACTCTATTATTGGGGCTGTGAGTTTTAAGCACATTAAGTCGGGTGGCGGTGCTTTCGACAATGCAGAAGATTATGCAGATGCTCACGCAAAGAAAATTAGAAACTCGCTTTCTAAGAAGTTCCGTGACAACCTTTGGGATGGTAGTGTTTCTTCACTACTTCCAGAAGAAACAGAAGAGTGAATTTAATTTTACTTTGAAGTTACCACTTAATTCATTGAATTAAGAGAGCCGAAACATTGGGAGGTTCGCCTCCCTTTGTTTCCCTTTTTACTCACAAACATGGGAGTTTAAGCGGTTTTTTTCGTCTCCGTTCTCGACTGTCTAATTAAAAATGCTACCATCATTGGCAACCCCGTTAATGAAGCATTCTCCCGCCTTTGTGTTCCTATTCCTCATCTATTGCAGATTAAATGCAATAGATTCATTTTGACTCTAAAAAAAACTAGCGGCGGGCGACCGCCACCTACTTTATAAGGGTCTGGGACAGTAGAGACTGAAAATCACATTGATTGATGTTTCATTATTGTTATTTCAATAGATGTTGTTTTCAAACTAATAACGCTAAAGTGGGTGAGCATGGTTAAAACCGCAGGGCTTAAATTCCTGTTCTTAATGATTCGCAGGTTCAAATCCTGCCTTTAGCACCACTCATGGGCAAATGAGTATAAAACGAAACGGGTGCGACATGAAGTAGTAGTTATCTTTGATAACTTAATTCGTATCTCATTTGCCCGCCTATTCAAATAATAAAAATATAAGGAGGAATAAATATGATAAAAGGAACCGAACAACAAGAAGCGATATGGGAAGCCATTGAAACCACTAATGATGATATTGTAGTTAATGCTGGTGCTGGCACTGGTAAAACATTTACTATCGTTGAAGCGTCAGGTAGACTACCTTCATATCTGAAGATGGGATTTCTATGCTTTAATAAATCAATTCAAAAAGAACTACAAGAAAGACTACCCGAAGGAGTAGATGCAAAAACTTTCCATGCTCTAGGTATGGCATCATTCTACAAGAACGGAGTTAAGCCTAAAGTTAATCAATATAAAGTTAAGAACATCATTGATGATAATATTAATCTAGGTAGAGACTATACTAGCACTTACCCACTTGTTAAATTGATTGGACTTATTAAAGGTTCTATGATTGATTGTAAGAATGAAGAGGCTGTTCGTGGTTTGATTGATTACTATAATATAGAGTTTAAAACAATGCTTGATGAAACTCTTGCTCTTGAAAACATTTGCGATATACTCGATGAGTGTAAATCACAAACAAAGAACATTGATTTCGATGATATGATTTGGCTCCCACTAGTCCTTAATTGGACACTTCCAAAGTTTGATGTGTTATTCGTTGATGAAGCACAAGACTTCAATGAAATGCAAAGAGAGTTGATTGTTAGATGCACGACAAATGGCCGATGTATTATTGTTGGTGATAAAAACCAAGCAATTTACGGATTCCGAGGGGCGGATAGCAATTCAATGGCTATATTCTCCGAGCAATTAGGAAAACTTGGTAAAAAAGTCCGTCATTTCCCTATGACTCTCACATGGCGTTGTCCTAAGTCAGTTATTAAGGAAGCGAACCGATATGTTAAAGACTTTAATGGGCTTGAAACTGCGGAAGAAGGAACAGTTAATGTTAATGCATACTTTAATCCTACAAAGGGCGACTTAGTTCTATGTAGATACAACGCTCCTTTGGTAAGTGCATTCTATGACTTACTTACTCAAGGCAAATCAGCATACATCAATGGTCGAGATATGCATAAAGGACTAGTTAATGCTGTGAATAAGATTACAACACACGCTAATATGTCAAGTAAAGAGTTTAGTGATTTGCTTGAAATGGATTTCACTACTCAATACATGCGATTGGTTAATGCTAAGAAACAAAACCAAGCGAATAGTCTTGAAGACAAGGTTAATTGTATTCGTATCTTTACTGGTCGTGCTGATACTGTTGGTGGGATTATTGTTGAAATCGAAAGACTATTCAAAGGAAAGCAGTATGGAGATATTATGCTCTCTACTGTTCACAAGGCTAAGGGATTAGAAGCAGACAATGTTTATATCCTAACACCGGAACGAATGCCACACCCGAAGGCAACTAATCCACAAGAAGAACGCAACATCTGTTATGTTGCAATTACAAGGGCTAAGAAGAATCTATATTACTGTGGTGAAAGACCCAAAAACTGAGGAATAAAAATGGAAGAGATAATTAGAGCAAAGAGAGACTTAGGAGAAGGTAGATGGGATAAAATCCTTAAACGCAAGATGGTTGAACTATCCTCCTGTGATACTTATGAAGAAGCAAGAAATGAGTGGGAAGCCACTGGTAATGTTTATCGTCATACTCACATGGGTAATGGGCCGGAATGGACTAATGGACATGTAGGTTATTGTCTATGTGGGCATAGAGTAGTATATCACTTTGAAATTCGCAATACTGTAACAGGTGTGAGTGAATGTGTTGGTTCCGACCATATCGGCGCATACTTGATTGTTCAACAAATGATAAATGAATTGGGCATTACTATGGAAAGCATCACTGATAAGATGATTGATGATTGGATGCAGAAGCGACTACAAACTATGAAAAGCAACGCATGGTGGGAAGAACACGGTGAACACTTTAATGAGATGTTTGATGAGATTAAAGAATTAGATGCTGTTATTAATAATAAAAACGAATGGATGTATCTTAATGGAGAAAGTAATGATGAGCGATGCTATGATTGGCACTATGATTTGAAAACAAGAGCAACAGGTAAGTTTGGTGACTATGGTTATCAAATGGCCTCTATTGTTTGGCGTTGGAATCACGAAGATAACTCCAAGAACCAACTTCTAAAGTATGGTTATCCTAATGATAGGCTTTGGGCAGATTTGAATTTATTCTATGCTCTTAGAGATGTTACTCATAGAAAGGTAGAAGAAGACCACAAACAACAGGCTAATGAGGCTACTGATTCTCGCAATAGGCAACTATACCGACAAGAACTACAAATAGCGGCTCGTAAAGAAAGAGAGGCTGAAAAACAACGAATTTGGGATGAAGGCAGACAAGAAAGAGAAAGACTTGCTAAAATAAAACAACAACAACTGGCTAAGAAAGCAGCACTACAACAACAAAAGCGAAGATTAGATTCTTTGGCTATATTGATGAAACCATCACAAGTATTCGATGATGCTTGTGACTATTATGGGTTTGTTCCTTTTACTCTTGATACCATAGAAGGTAAAGGAACAAATGTGCTGTTTAGTTTTTCACTGATTAAACAAATGATTATAGATGGGGAGAGCCTATACCCCCATCATTTAGAGACTCTTCAGAGACATCTAGGAGGTGAGTAAAATGTATAATAGAAATCAATGCACTAATTGTAAAAACAACACTGCTGTAACTGATTGTGATAAGTGTCAAAAGCGCACATGTAAAGAATGTTGCAAGAGAGTAATAATTAAAAATGAAGTAAGTATTTTTCACAAGTCATGTGTAAGAGCAAAGAAGAAGGCAGTGATGTCTTAATTAAATTCCTGTGAGGAATATCAAATCCTCGCTTGAAAGGCTGGTTTCCTAAGTAAAGAATATGTTTGAAGGAAATAGCATGTTTTACCAGTAACTATTGTCGTCACTTAAACGACAGTTTGGGTTTTATAGGGTAATGAAAGATTAACACTACGGTTCATTGGTTCTTGACGGCTTGTTCTTGGCCATCTTTCCCCCAAACAAACATAGGAGAAATAAATATGATTAATTGGATAAAAGAATTTTTTGTAGTAAAAGAAAAAACAAAAGGAGTGCCTAAATGCGCTTCTTGTGGTCTAAGAGCCACTAAGTATCTATTGTTAGAATTCCGGTCTTTAGACATGGATGACATAGATGACAAAATACTAGTCAAATTGTGTAATGGTTGTAGCACAGATATTTATCAAAAATACAACAAAGACTGGATTCCCTTTCCAGTAACTAAGGAGGAATAATTATGATGAAAAAATTAAAATGTAAATGCGAAAAGAATGAGACTGAATATGATGATGCTTACGGTAGTGTAGTGTTTGTGGATGCAATCCGCTACATTATGTCTATTTGTGATTGTGGGGCGATTGAATGATTGATGAAACAGTATTCAATCAACACGAATTGCGAAAGCAATTTAACAATCAAGGCAAGACTACCGAAGAATGGACAATTGAACAAGAAGGTAAAGAAGATAAAGTATTTACCCTTGAAGTCTCTTCTTGTCACCACGATGAAATAGAATTTTTAGAAGAAGACCAAGAAGAAGTTAGTAATGGTTGCTTAATAATGCAAAAGTTCATATGTAAAGATTGTGGCGATATTGCTCGTAGAGAGTGGGTAATACCTAATGAATTAAAATGGGGTGAAGAAGAATGAGTGAGATAGTAAGAAAAATAATTGAATTGATACGAAACGAAGAATATGATTGGAAGTCTTTAGCCGAACACTTTGAACTATGTGCGTCTTGTGGTGGAATACCAACAGGTAGTTATCGTAGCGATACACCGTTTATTGAATGTGAGTCGGATAATTGTGATGTGGCATTTGAGAAAATGTGTGATGACTTCATAGATGAAACAGGCAACGGTAATTCCGACAGGAGTTTGCAATTGCAACTATATGATTTGATGAAAGACCACAAAGCACTCGGAGATTTTGTAAAGATAGAAGAGGATTGGCTCAAAGAAAACGGAGAATCTATCGCAGGTATGTCACAAGAAGATTTGATATGGTCACGCTTAAGAAGTTTTGACAGACAAACGCTCAATGAATCAATCGTGGAGTATTGGAGACAAGAAAGAGAAGGTGATGAAGAAGAATGAATATATTTGCACTATCAAAAGACCCAAGACAATCGGCAATAGAAATGCTTGATAAGCATGTAGTCAAAATGCCAACTGAAACATGTCAAATGCTTCATACTAACATTCTTTACATGGCTTATCGCCAAACCAACGATAAAGAACCTCAATTGAAAGACCTTAAGGCTTTTCATGTAGCGTGTGGCTCAAGATTGATGAAGCCCGCCATGTTAAACCACCCCTCAACCATTTGGGCGAGGCAATCAAGGGAGAACTTTGTTTGGTTATTTGAACATGGCTTGGCTCTTTGTCAAGAATACACTCATCGTTATGGTAAAGTGCATGGTTCTTTTTCAAGAACTAATGATGTAAACATTCATGAAGATTTGATATACAGACATGGCTTTCCGCATAACGGATTGACACCAGTAACTATTGCTATGTTCGATAAATACCGATTGGATGAGAAAGAGTATTACAATCGTAACCCCAATGCTAAAGATTGGGAGTTTGTAATTGCTTCTTACCGACATTATTACCTTGAAGGTAAATGGGAGTTTGCTACATGGAAAACAAAGTCACCGGATTGGTGGCCCGAAAACCATTATGATAACATGATGGAAAAAAAGGTTGAAGCGTTCAACCAAACTTATAACGCTAAATTACAGGAGGAATAAATATGAATATGAAATTAATAACAGAATTATACGACGATATGCTAGATGAATGTTACCCGACCATTAAAATAGGTTATTTGGAATATGCGCCATCAGTGGCATTATATCGCTTAGACCCTATCGCATACCGATGTGGTTTAAGTGATTATGAATCCGACCTTCGCACAGAATATGAAGAAGATGGTTCATATGCAGAATTATTTGGAGATGAAGAAGAATGAAACACTATGATATAAAAATACAAATGGGAACAAAAAACATTGATTGGTTCCATGACCTAATTAGTGAAATGCGAATAGAATTAGAAGAGGATGAATATATTATCCTTGAAGAATGTAAGGTGGTGGGATAATGAATTGTGAGGAATGTAATAATGATGGATATACTCTTGTAGCAGACCAACAACATGATGTAATGATGCGTGTTCAATGCGTTCATTGTTTAGCACATGATAGAATGAAACATGATTTGAGTATTAAGATGGCAAAGGTAATAATGGGTGTTCCTCATGTGAGGCTCGCTCGTATCTTTTCAGAAACTCTTATTTCGTTGATTGACAACGAGAACAACCCCGATTATGAACGGTTGTATGCTTTAGTTACTACAAAGAATAAAGAGTCTTTGGTTTCACTATTGGCGGTGATGTCATGATTGATAAGAATAATTTTTATGATTACTTACAAGGTAACATTGAGAGGGAAATCCTCGATACTCTTTGTAATAATAATAAAGTAACCCTATTGGAGATTGGTAATATGATAATTAGTAATCTTGAATTAAATGAAGAAGTTGGCGACATAAACGAAACACTGTTGATGGAAATAATTACTAGCACCATTAGAGGACTAAGACGACGATGGGTAGATAACATGGATTGTGAATTGTTTGTTAATACTTTGGTTGATAATGGTAACTTGCAGGAAAGCAAACTTTGGGTTAATCCCAATGCTTTATTGATATTACAATCAATATCAGTAACACAATACGATGAAAACGGTGAGGTAGTGCGATTGCAATTACCTGACTTTGAAATGGAGGAATGGATATGAATACAATGGAAGAAAAAAAGAAAGTAGAATTTAGATTAGTAGATGATGCACAATTGCCCCCTATCGTAATTTCGATGGATGAGAATGATGAACCAAAGGTAGTAATTAATACCTATCACCGTATTTGGATTAGTCTTAATCGCAGGTTGATTGCAGGTATTATTGATAATCTACAAGAAAAGATGGATATGATTTTAACTGGCTATCTCTCGGAACAAAGGAACTTTGAGAAAGAAGACAGGGAATACCAACAAGAATTTTAAGGAAGTGAATAAAATGAATAATATGAAAAGTGAAAAAAATGGAAAAACAACCCAAGCCGCATCCGTTTATAAGGGTGCAGGTCATGGAGAGAATAACTCGGAGGAATATGTATGATTAAATTACGGATATTAAACGAAACAGGACACACTGACTTACAATTAGTTAGTGAAGGCGTTATTGAGCAAATTGACACTCACCCTACACATTGGGTATTTGTTGATGGTGACATGGTAATGCGTGAAGAAATCAACAGTATTGATTGGGAAACCGTTCAATCAGTTGATTTGGTTCCTGCTATCGTTGGCGGATAAGAAAGGCTATAAGCCGTTCACAAGTTGCGTAATTGGGGTGGGGTATAGCGTTTCGCTATATCCTGCCCCTTTAGCAAGTGTGATAATATGATAGACTTACGGCACTTTATATCAGCAGACGCATTAAAAATGTTCCTTGAAACTAAGGGATGGAAACTTCTTATTCCTTTAGTTATCCAAGAAAAGGCTGTTTTTAAACCTGATTTTTATAATGAATCTACTATCATAGCACAAGGAAAATACGGCAATATAGTAGCCGTTGGAAATACTGTAATAAATTATCAAGGGGAGTCCTTTGATAGCCCCCATGCTATTATTGAAAAGCATGGCGTATTGGCTGTTGAAGATTTTGATAATTGGGATTTTGTAGAAGAAATGGAGTGGGTCATTTACAAAGATGGCTATTGGCTACATTCATTTACTAATCTTTTAGAATTGCCCAAAGCAAGTAAATATAGGTGTTAATTATGAAACAAGAAAGTAAAGCAATCGAGATACTATCGGACATAACTGTGCATATGAAATATGCTAGGTTTATTCCTGAAGAACAAAGAAGAGAAACTTGGGATGAAATAGTCAATAGAAATTGTGAAATGCACAAGAAGACTTACCCAGAATTAAGTGGTGAAATAAATGAAATCTACGAACAATACATCAAAACAAGAAAAGTCCTTCCTTCTATGCGCTCTATGCAATTTGGCGGGAAGCCTGTCGAGATTAGTCCAAACAGGGTTTACAATTGTGCTTATATGCCTATTGATTCCTATATTGCTTTTGGCGAAAGTATGTTTTTACTTCTCGGTGGAACGGGGGTCGGTTATTCTGTCCAAAGACATCATATCGAACAATTACCCGAAATCCAACAACCGAATGATAATAGAAAGCGTCGCTATCTCGTTAATGATTCTATTGAAGGTTGGGCTGATGCAGTAAGAGTCTTACTAGAATGTTACATGGGTATTAAGAAAGATAGTCCTAGATTTGATTATTCTGATATTAGACCTAAAGGTTCTCTTTTAAAGACTTCTGGTGGAAAAGCCCCAGGCCCTCAACCTTTGCGTGAATGTTTAGTAAAGGTCGAAGGTATCTTACAAAACATGCCTAATGGTTCTAAACTTGAACCTATTCAAGCACACGACATTATGTGCCATTTGGCAGATGCAGTATTAGCAGGAGGTATTCGTCGTGCCGCTATGATTAGTCTATTCAGTGCAGATGATTCTAAAATGCTTTCATGTAAAGCAGGTGAATGGTATGTTAATAATCCACAAAGAGGTAGAGCAAACAATTCCGCAGTATTACTTCGTCATAGAATAGATAAAGAATTCTTTATGAATGTTTGGGAACGAATTCAATTGAGTGGTAGTGGAGAACCCGGAATTTACTTTAGTAACGATAAAGATTGGGGAACTAATCCTTGTTGTGAAATTGCACTAAGACCGTTTCAATTCTGCAACTTAACAGAAGTTAATGCAAGTAACATTGAAGGTCAAAAAGACTTAGAAGAAAGAGTTAAAGCCGCTTCGTTCTTAGGAACATTACAAGCAGGTTATACAGACTTTCATTACTTGCGTGATATTTGGCGAAAGACTACTGAAAAGGATTCTTTGTTAGGAGTATCTATGACAGGGATTGCGGCAAACATAGTTGAGAAATTAGATATTGAATCGGCTTCTTTACAAGCAAAGTTAGAAAACCACAGGGTTGCTAAGATAATTGGTATTAACCCTGCAAGTAGAATAACTTGTGTTAAACCCGCAGGAACAACTTCTCTTGTATTAGGTTCTTCTTCCGGAATTCATGCTTGGCATGACGAATACTATATTCGTCGTATTAGGGTTGGTAAGAATGAAGCAATCTATTCTTACTTATTAAATAATCATCCCGAACTTGTTGAAGATGAATACTATAATCCTGATGAACAAGCAGTAATTAGTATTCCTCAAAAAGCACCTGTTGGTGCAATAACTCGTAAGGAGAGCGTATTTGATTTACTTGAAAGAGTAAAGCAGTTTAGTATTCGTTGGGTTAATAACGGACATGTTGATGGAATGAATACCCACAATGTATCTGCAACTATTTCAATCAAAGAAGATGAATGGGATGATGTTGCTGAATGGATGTGGTTTAATCGCCACTACTACAACGGATTAGCCGTGTTGCCTTATGATGGTGGCACTTACAAACAAGCACCGTTTGAAACAATAACAAAAGAACAATACAACCATATGTATTCTTTATTAGGTTCTATTGACTTAACTAAGGTTGTTGAGAATGAAGACAATACTGACCTAGCAAGCGAAATTGCTTGTGCCGGTGGGCTTTGTGAAATCTAGGTGTTAGTATGCGCCACGCTTATAGGAAACTATCTTATAGCGAATATAAGCGAGCGATGCTAACTTACTTAGATACATTTAAACTTGAGTCAAAGAGAAGACTTCTTTTAGCATTTGATGTGTGTGATAAAATGGAAGATGAAAGTGAAAAGAAATACAGATTAGAACAAACAGTTAATTGTGTGTTGTGGGACTTCGATGAAGCAATTGAAATGGGATTTGCTGAATGGAAGTCCTTCAACCTAGTTAATAGAAACAACGCCTTGATTTATCATGATTTAAATAAAGATGAGTGTGATGGGAATTGTTTACTGTGTAAAGAAGCATTTAGGTGGAAATAATGAAAGAAAAAGACCCTAAGTATGTAAAAAGTCACAGGACTTACAAAAAAAGAATAGCGACTTCTTGCAGGATATGTGGTAATCAGTTACTCATACCCGAAGAAATTAGAAAAGAAATGCACGATAATTGTGCTTTAAAACAGAATGACAATATATATATGATGTGAAAATATGCAAACAATAAAATTAAAAATTAAAAAACCAGATGATACTCAAAATTACTTTCCGGAAGTAAGTATTAAGTCTACTGTTTTTACTGGTAGTAGAAGCAGAACCTTGCATTTAACAAGGAGTGCAAAAGACCCTGTGCATTATGCATTGGTGTCTTATTGGAAAGACTTATTCTCTAATAAAGGATATTATTCTATTCAAAACCAAATGAAGAATAAGGCAATTCTTATATTTATAGAAGAACTACCAATTGCAATTGAAAGAAAAGGAAATCGCTACCAATTAAACGGTAAAAGTGAATCACTAAGCACTATTTCAAATGCTTTAGCAAGAGTTTCTTTTTCAGCAATTAGGGAAAAGGGTGCGGTTCCTTTGTTAAAAACATTGATGAAGACACTATCTTTATCTGAAAACATCAAGTATTGTTTAGAGAATAAAGTGCCGTTTCATTTCTATGATAACTTTACTAAGATACAAGTAAGATTAAATGTTCAGCAAATATCTGAAAAAGAATGTGCTTTGGAAATAAGTGATGGTGTTTGGGGAGTTATCTCTAATAGAAACTTAGATAGTTTCTGCACCTTCTTCCGAAGTGATAAGAAAATGGGTAAATATAAGTTTATGGGTATTAGTAGGCTTTATGCTTCTCTTCTTGGAGAAACCCCTACCCCCCATCAACTTACACTCATGCGAGAATTTTTGAAACAGAATAGGCAACAAGACATTGTGGAAAACAGGGCCATTCAATTATTACATGAGATGCAAGACCAACACCCCGATAACCTTAAATTAGAGATGTTGGATGGAATACCAATGTCCTTATTGATTAAAGGTAAAGGATATGATTGGAAACTTACTAACAGTGAGTATAAAAGTGACATTCAAAAGGTTAGCACTTATGTTTGCCAACCCAACTTAGAAAGCGATGAAGAAGGTAAACCACTACCACTAGCAGTTTGTCGGTGGACTTGGCATGGGCCAATCTGTATTGATAATATGTCGGAAGGTTCTTCTCTTGGCGACCAATTCGCAGCAAGAGCATTTGCTTTATTAAACGATACAATGACAATAAAAATGGTGAATACAATTAAAAGATATTTAATTGCACCTGAAAATACAAATAGGAAGGATTTTGATGAGATGCTTAGAGTGCAAAACAAGTGAGTTTGAATACGATGAAGTAATGGGAGAAACTGCATGTGTATCATGTGGGTTAATCGCAGTAACTGAATTATTTGAACAACGAGTGTTATCTATTGATAATGGAGATTTGAAGCATACTGCTGATAAAACAGGATTAGGTAGTAAAATAGCAGGTCATAGTAAATTGGCTATGACACATATGCGTTTTAGTGGAAACGACAGCCATATTAGAAAAGGTATTCTTTTCTCTAATATGGTATTCTCTAGTATTGGTGTTCAAGACCCTTCACTAAAGGATAGAATAGGAGAAGTATATAGAGAGTTACTATCTAAAGGAGTGTTTACTTCGGCAAACACTTTAGAAGTAAGAGGAACAGCAGTAACTTGGTTTGTTCTAAAAGAGAATAAAACCCCAGTAACTATTAAAGAAGCAACAAAGGAATTCAATTGTGGGGGAAAGAGTTTGAACAGATTGATTAGAAGAATCAATAGTTATTACGGTGTAAGAAACAAACAACTACAACCCGACCCTCAATATTTGTTAAAGAAAGCAGCAAATAAAATAGATAGTGATATTGTTTATGTGTCGAGGTGTCAAGAAACACTTGAGTTATTTGAATCAGTAGTGATTCAATCAGAATACAACAAAAGAAATGCATACTACGAAAGTATTTGTTGGATAGCAAAGAACATCTTTGTTCATCCAAGAATAACTTTGCGAAGTATTTCGGAAAAAACAGGAACTTCAAGGTCTGCGATTCAAAAGCAGACAAAAGACCTATTAAATTTAATAGGTTACAAGACTTGCGCCCAAGTAAAAGGCAAACAAATAAGTGAATTAGGAGAGATTAAAAATGAATAGAAAAATATTAATAATTGGAACAGGCGGTATTGGGTCATTCTTGACGCAGTATTTAGATAAGGTCGGACTATACAACATTACTGTTGCAGACCCCGATTCAGTTGAAACAAAGAACTTAACTTATCAAAACTTTAGTAAGGCCCATGTTGGGCAGAATAAGGCTAGTGTTATGATGGATTCATATGAATCAGTCAATCACTATTCTAAGTTTCCTATTCTTACAGGAAAGCAAATGGAAGGATTTGATTTGGTTATCTGTTGCGTAGATAACTTGAGTGTTCGACGCACCTTATACAACACAAGTATTAAATGGTTGGACTTACGAGCGCAGGGCAGGAACGCCGCACTTGTGAGCCACAAGGCCGACCCTAAAATGTATGATATGCTTTTAGCAGGTAAAGATGGTTCATTTAGTTGTCAAGGAGATTCATGGGATGGAACAAACAAAGCGGTTCATTTCATGCAAGTCGCAATTGCAGGTATGGGCGCACAATGGATTCAACGATACATGAATGAAGAAGAAGTATGTGATTTTAAGGTTGTGAATGTATGAGTAATAAATGGACAGACGAAGTAATAGAATTTATTGCTAAAAAAAGAGAAGAAGGACTTACCTATCCTAAAATAAACAGGCTTGTTCAAACACAGTATGGTATTAAAACAACAAACCAGAATCTATATAATAGGTTTAAACAAATAACAGCAAAGGAAAGTGAAAATATGAATTGGAAAACAGAACCCGCTACACGAAAACAATGCAAGTATATTGCAGGATTATCTCTATCTGAAGGTAATAAGAAACAACGAAAAAACTTAGAAGACGCACTGTATGTTAAATGTGTTAATGGTAGCCTGACGAAAGAATCGGCTTCCTTGCAAATTGAACAATTAGAGAAAATAACAAAACTTCAAGTTTCTACTACAAAGAAACCTACCTCTAAGAAAAGCAAAACCCGAACTAGTTCTAATTGGACTAAAGAAGAGGAAGATACAATTCTACAATCTAATTATCAATTTAAAGGGGATTTCCATTTAATTAAGGAACTATTACCAAGTCGAACAGCATCCTCTACCTATCAACGATACCTTAAGTTGCGAAAAGAACGATATATGCGAGTAGAAGGTGAATTCGTCGCAAAGCCGAAGACAGTAAAGATTGATTCTGCATTAGAGGATTTAATTGAAAAGCATGGTAATCCAATTACCCGTCATCTATCAAAGGATGATGTTACCTTACTCAAGAGTGTTGATAAAAGAATGAAAACCTTAGATGATTCTACAAATGAAGCATATGATTTGAATGAAATGGAAGTTCTTTTGGCTTTCTATGAGAAATCAATTGATGAATTGCGAGAACAGTTTAATGCTCCTTTTTGGGCAATAGCAAAGGTTTTAGAGAACATTCACGATTTGAAAGAACCTCACCACAGCGACTTGCTTATGGAGGCCGCTAGAGTAACTAAAGAGCGAAAGGATGAAGAATACCGTATTGCTAATATGAGTCGCCGTGAGCGTCGTAAGATAGCAAGAAAGGCACGAAAGACGAATAGACTACAAGCGAGACTAGACAAACTACGGGGTGTAGCCAATGAATAATCAAGAAGCAATTGAAACTGAAATACATAAAGCATTTAATAATTCTAAAGATTTTAGTGATGAATCATTTCATTCTGCTATTTGGAACGCATCAACCGTAATTCTAAATGGACTAGAAGTTCAAGTGGTAATAGATGCAAAGAACGAATTATATATTTCATATGGAACAGCAGGTTTTGTTGATTTTAAAACAATTCCCGAAGGAATGAAACTACCTGTTAAGTGTTGGATTCATACACACCCTTTTGGTGCGGCTTATTTTAGCGGCACTGATTGGCGAACTGTAAACATTTGGCAACCATTAATGAAAGAAGCATATGTTTTAGGTGGCGAAGACCATTTCGGACATTGGAACAATCAAGAACCTAATGTTTTATGTATTCACAAAGACGGATTATATACATTACAGCACCAATACAAAGGAGATGAAGAAGAATGAAAGGCGGAGACAGCACTACATACAAGAGAAAAGGAATTCCTATGGAGAATAAAGAGCGAATGCAAACAGCCGACCGATATAGAGCGCATAAGTTATTGCACCCTAACGATTTCGGCAAACCCAAGAATCGAAAAGTTACTTGGACTATTGCCGGAAAGAGAACAAAGAAACTTCATGAGTTTTATAAGCAACATGTTTATACCTTTATTGATAAAGATATGAACAAGGCTTGGGTAAGAGTCGCAGGATTTGGGGAGGAAGAAGAATGAACATAATCAATGAAGAAAGCATACTCGCTTTGTTAGAAACCAAAGACAGGGATGAACTAATTACAATCATTAAAAACATGGTGGCCTATCAAATGCGAATGAAAGCGAATCTTGAAGTAGAAGTAATTAGTGACTTGGTAAAAAATATGGGGGAAGAAGAATGATTGCTTGTGGAGATTGGGTTTTAATCCAAACAGAACAAACAAGTAGTTTAGGTATTATCAGTAAGTCTGATAATAAAGGAGTTTGTGTTTCTGCTTCGGAAGAACACAGCAATTTAATTGATGCTATTGTTTATTTTGACAATACAGGAACACAGTATCAAAAGGTTGGAGACTTAACCGTTGTTCCTTTTGTTCGTATTTATTGTTATGAGGTGGTTTCTTGAGTTTTTTTGGAATCACAAGGATTGATTGGAATAACAATTGCGGCATGAGTTGGGCTGATGATTGTAGGAACAAAATAATGTATAAATGTAATACAGCAGTAGGGCTTCGCTATTTTTGTAGTGAAGTATGCTATGCAATTTATATTGGTGTTCCCGTAAAAGAAGAAGGCTATTATAGTTTGGAGAGGATTAAATGAAATTTGAAAAAGAATGGAATAGAATATCAAAAAAGGTTTATACTAATGCAGTTAATCATGGGTTTTGGAAAGAAGAACCTAATGATGGTGAACGCATGGCTTTGATTCATGCGGAAGTAAGTGAAGCATTAGAAGCCCTTCGGAACGGGAATCCTTCATCTAATAAGATTATTGAATTTAGTAGTCTTGAAGAAGAATTAGCAGATGTAGTAATTCGTATTATGGATTATTCCTTTGGTAAGGATTTGGATATTAGTAGTGCTATCATGGCAAAGATTGAGTATAATAAGAATCGAGAATATATGCATGGGAAGTCTTTCTAATGACTGATAAACATAATGATGATGCGGAATACTTAATTAGTTTAATTAAGTTATTTCACAAAGAGATGAATGAAGGGCCGCCATTACGGTCAAGGCAAATAATGGAAAAATACGAGAAATTTTTTAAGGGGCAATTGAAATGATTATACATGGAAAAGAAGTAAAAGAAAAACTATTACAAGGAATTAATTTAGTAGCCGATACAGTATTACCGACACTTGGCCCACAAGCCAAGACGGTAATTCTTCAAGGGAACCCGCCAGTTATTATTAACGATGGTGTTACCATTACTAAGTATGTATCACATGAAGACCCTTATGTTCAAATGGGTGTTCAAATGGTTCAAAACCTAGCGAGTAAAGCACAGGATAATTCCGGTGATGGAACAACAACTGCTTGTATTATTGCGAGAGCATTATGTGAACAAATCAATAAAGCAGATGTTTCAAACCTACATACTCTTCGTAAAGAATTAGAACAAGCACAGAATATTGTTATTGAAAGTCTTGAAATGATGGCATGTGATGTTGGAGACGCCGATATTGCTTCTGTTGCTACTATTGCGGCAAACAATGATAGTTATTTAGGTAGGCTTATTTATGCGGCTCTACAAGATGTTGGTCGTGATGGTATTATTACAGTAGAAGAATCTAATAGTCACAAAACTAATCTAGTAGTCCGTAAAGGATTAGAGATTAGTGAAGGCTACTTGAGTCATTTGATGGCTAATGGTGAAGATGGTAAGGTTCAATTTAATAACCCTCTTATTTTTACTTCTAATTTAGCATTAAAGAATTTTTCTGAAATACTTCCTATGCTTGAATATTCAGCCACTCAGAAACGGCCAATCGTGTTGTTTGTAAAAGGCATGGATGGTAGTGCATTGAATAATATTATTATGAATGTTCTTCAAAAGACAATTGAAGTTGCAGTAGTTACAGCACCTAATTTTGGAGATGCACAATTAGATGAGTTAGGAGACATTGTTTCTATTGTTGGAGGTCGCCTCTATACTGATGAAAGCAAGGATGACCCTGAATTGATTACTTCTTCCGAATATGGTGAGTGTGATAAGATTATCATTACTAAGGAATCTACTACTATTATTGGTGGAAAGTCTGCCGATGATAGAATCAACACTCTAAAGTCTGTCTATGAAACATTAGATGATGAGTTTGATAAGCAAAGAGTTAAGAAGCGCATCTCTCGTTTAAGCGGAGGAATTGCTACTATTCAAATTGGTGCTTCTTCTTCTATGGAAATGCGTGAAAAGAAAGAAAGGTTGGATGATGCTTTGAATGCAACGAAAGCGGCATTAGCAGAAGGTATTATTACGGGTGGCGGTCTTGGTTTATTGAATGCTCGTAAGAATCTTCAAGTTGAATATACCGGACATAAAATTGTTTATGATGCCTTAGCCGAACCCGTTCTTGCTTTATTAAGTAATAGTGGTAAGCCTAGCCAAAGGAACTTCCACAACAGTAATCCTAATTACGGCTATAACGCTCTTACTGAAAATTATGAAGATTTGTTTGAAGCAGGTGTCTTTGACCCTGTAAAGGTAACAAAAGGAAGTTTCAATGCGGCAATCTCAATTGCTTCATTGTTCTTAACAACAGAAGTTGCTGTGTTATTGGAGGAATAATTTTGAAAAAGAGAGCAGTAACAGTAGTGCTTCCTGCACCCCATAGTGCGGAAATACCTTGTCCAATCTGTGAAGGAAATAAATGTAAGGTTTGTAAAATGACAGGAAAACTTTCAATTAAAGTTGCACCCAAGATACCCATTCAAAGAGCGCACATCATTAAGTATGTCGTGGATAATATCCATGAAGTAGCAAAGGAAATAACTAAGTTATATGGGCTTGTTCCTGAATTTAACACAATTGAAGTAATTAATATAAATGATGGGCAATATGAAATAGTTCAAGTATCTTCTTTGGGAGGTGCTTGTTGGATTGTAAATCGTTTAGATGAGATAGAATCTCCTAAGTATTATACTTCAAGGAAAGAATTAGATAAATTTAAGCAGGGGTGGTTTAATGAGTGATGATTTTGAAACAGTAGGAACAATAGCAAGAGACTCAACAAATGAGGTTCTTGTTAAAACAGGAGAGTATTATAATATCAAAGTCTTGGATATTAGATGGCACACCAATGGTAAACCATCAAGAAAAGGTATTCGTTTGAATATGGAAGAAGCAAAGACACTACTAAGTATACTAAAGAGGGTTGTAAATGAATAATAGAATGACAGAAAAACAAGCGAGAATTGCTTTGAGAGAAGCCAATAGTAAAAGACAATATGGTGATGGTGCTGTATCTAGGTTTAAAACAAAAGCAGGAATACTTATAGATATGTTTGCAAATATCGTTGAAGATACAATGGCTCAAGAACCAAATACAGGACATGGATGTAGAGTTCAAACCCTACATATAGATGTAGCCTTTATGCGTATAGAAAACCATATGAAAGATTTAGAGAAACAAGTCGCTGTAGAAAAAGCAATAAATAGAAGAACACTAATGGAGGAAGAAGAATGAATTACGAAAAATACTGGGCAACAGAAAAATCAATGAACATTTGGGCTAAAGGAATTAGAAAACAATTAGAGGGAAGATACCTTGATTTGTTTAGTCAGCAATTTGCACAGATGCCTAAAGCCAATCATTATATTAAAGCAACATTTGTTATCTATTGGGAAATACAAACAGATGATAATTTATCTAAGTATGCAATATACATTAGCCAAGCAACTTTAATGACTATGGCTGATAAGTTTTTACACATAAATAAAATGCAAGAAGCCAATGCTGTTCATACGATGAACATTAATTTTAGTAGATTAATTGGTGGTTTAGATGAAGAGGAATGATTGGGACTATTTGGCGAAAGCCATGTGGGAATTTTCAGAAAAACATGAAGGAAAGATAAGCGACCTTCTAAAAGAACTGGTTATAAAAACATATGAAGGAAAAGTGATTATAGATGACAATGATAAAAATGAGCAGACTACTGGAAGCAACCGAATTTTTGACCCCAACCAAACAAGTAACCTTAATTTCAAGGGAACTAAATGAATTTGAGGACAAGCCAACCTTCTTTGCTATACTAGCACAGGAATACACAGCCAATAACATTGGTTTGGCTAAGGCTAAGAAATGGTTGGCTAGAATGTATAATTGTTTTGATGATGAGATTGAGCAAGAATATAATGCACATAATGATTTAGGTGATGCTATTTATTACCTTGACCCATCTGCAACTAATCAAGTAGAACACAGCCTTGAAACTTTTGAAAGAATAATTTCTTTAGATTGTGGCGGAGTAGATTCTACTGCTTATCGAACTATTGATTCTTTCTTAGCAGATTTGTCTGCTTTAGAGGCAAAGTGGTTTATTCGTTATTGGTTAAAGACTACTCGTAATGGTTTGCGTGATGGTGTAGTTAAAAAGATTATTGCGAAACACTTCGATAAGAAAATTACCGATGTCAAAAAGCATTGTAATTTTAATTCAATTTATCAAGTCGTATGGTATTATGGTCGTAATGAAGAACCACCATGTAATTTAGAACATGGTAAGTTTATTTCCCCTATGCTTGCTAAAGAAATACCTATGAAGAAATGGCCTAGTAATCCTATTGTTGATTATAAGTATGACGGTAATCGTTATCAAATACATAAGAGTGGCGGTAATGTAATTATTTTTAATCGTAAAGGTAATGTCGTTACCCCTCAATTTGTTGATGTTGCACAACTAGTCCGAGAATACGAGGTTATAGAAGCCATATTCGACGGCGAAATCTACCCGATAAAGGAAGACGGAAGCCCCGATGAACACAAGAAAATGGGAACGAGAGTCCACTCTAAAGACCATGCCGAGGCTATGAATAGAGTGCCGGTTCGATGGGTTATATTCGATTGTTTGATGTGGGAAAATGAAACTATTATGAATCTTTCTTATGCAGATAGATTAGATAAATTTAAATCTAATCCAGACCAAGCGCACCGAATGAAAGAAGGCGGAGACATTATGGCATTCTACAACAATGCTATTAATGATGGCTTTGAAGGTGTCATTGTTAAAGATACAACATTACCATATGAAGCAGGTAAAAGAAGCACAGGTTGGGCTAAATACAAACCACCACAAATTGAATTAGATGTAGTTATTCTTGCGGCTTCTTATGGAGAAGGCCGAAGGTCTAATGTATTTGGAACCTTTGAGATTGGTGTTAAGTCCGAAACAGGATTCACAAACATTGGTTCTATTGGAACTGGATTTACTGATAGTGATTTAATTAGTCTAACAACTAGATTAAGAACAATAGTAGAAACTTACAAAGACAACCGCTATGTGTTTCTACCTAGAATAGTTTTAGAAGTAAAGGCTGATTTAGTTAGCCATGATGCAAAGGGTAACATAGGACTTAGGTTTCCTAGAATGAAGAGAATTAGAGACGACAAGTTTGTTTCAGATATAAATACAATTAAAGATGTAACGGAGATGATTTAAAATGGAAGCAAAAATAGGATATATTAAACTGAACAGTGGTGTAATTTATAAAATCAGTGAATTAAATAAGAAGGCTAATGGAACTGCAATTAGAGATTGTTATTCTAATCTTAGAGCAGAAGCAAGAACACTTAAGTTATTACATGAGCGTTTATATGTATTGCGGTGTAAAGAAACTGAATTCGCTACAATGACAGACACCAATAAGAAAATACTAAAATGCGTTGGTCTTAACAACCATAATGTAGGTAATGAAAGAGCAGACCGATTGGAAGCGGTTCTAGCACTAGCCGTAATTCAATTAGAGAATGGTGCAGAATTAGATTTAGTATTAAAAATTTTAAAACAGAACAGGAGTGATAATAATGATTGAAGTAGGAGGATTAACTGTAATTGACTTTAAGACATACACTTGTCTTGAGATTGATGATGAGGGAATGGCACATCTAAAAGATGTAACTACTGCACAAGGTAGGCCAAAGAAAATGAAATCACATTTAGTTCCTTATTTTAAAGATGGAAAGTTTATCAAACCCGAACCCGAACCTGTTGAGATTTACAGAATTAAAACTAGGTTGAATATTAAAAACATTATCAAGGAAGAAGTAGAGATGCCAATTAGTAATTCAACAGTTCGTTTGTTATCCGAGTGGTGCAATACTGCACTACGAAATATGATTATCAATGCACAGCAAAATGCACTCACCAAAGGTAGTAAAACAATCAATGCCGCACATGTATTTTGGATGGAAACTAATATGCAAGTAGAAGGCTATTGGCCTGAAAACATTGATTATGTCAAGAAGGAGGAATAAGTATGTTTAGTAAAGATATGTTAATTGGGATTATACTAGGTATGTCAAAAGCAGACATCCATTTAGATAAGAACGATAAGTCACAGATAGGATATAGAGTTAGGCTAAGAATTAACCTTCGTGCTTCTTCTACCTTTTTACAAGGAGTAGCAAGAAGTCTTGAACAACACCAAATAGAAACTACATATAAAGAAAAAGAACATAAGAGTAGGCCAAGACCTATCCTAAGAATAGGTGGGATTAAAAACCTATATAAGTTATGTCAGTTAATACCTGAAGATTTACCAGATGCAAACGAAGAATGGTTAGTATTTAGAGAAGCGGTGGATATTGTAGGTAATGATAGACATTTGCAATTGGAAGGACTTGAAGAATTGTTTAGATTAAAGGGTGTTAATTGATGGGCTTTACTACTATGGTTGCACTTAGACCAATACTATTGACCGGCAAAACAGGAACAGGTAAATCAACTAAAGCCAAGACTATTGTTCCCGAAGCCCAAGTGTATTATGCTAATGAAATGGAAGTCAAAGACTTGGGTTCTATGTCAAAGGATAATGGAATCATTATAGAAGACATTCATATTAAACCTAAGAAGGATGAAATTTTGAATGTTATTAGAAACTATAAGGGTCAAATAGTAATAACTTCTATTGATGAAAAGAGTGTCCCTAGTGACATTAAAGCAATGTGTCAAATTAAAAGAGCAGGGTCAAATAGATACTTGTATGACAATATTAAAGAAATAGCACCCCACGCACAAGAACCTTTCTCAATTGAGCAAGACACATATAGTTTAGTATCTATGTTTCTTAAAGAAACAGATAGAGATTTAGTTGCTAAGATATTGAAATATAATAAGCCATCAGATACTCAAATTTTATCTTGGTTGGTAGAAAACCTACACCCGAATAAGTTATTGTTCGTAGATGGTGTAGTTAAACGCCGTTGGTCTAGTAGTTATTTTTATGAGTTACTAGCCTACTCACATAGCGGTAAGACTTTAGGGCGAGTATCTATGCCTATGCGTGGGAAGTATTCACAAAAACCTAAACTAATAAAGCGTTTAGGTATTAAGACTGGAGAAAATAGAATTTTTCAGCAATTTAAGAAAGACGAAGACTTTGTAATTTATGCAAAGACAAAACTAAACAATGGTGATTGTCGTATTCTTAGTCTTGGAGAAAAGAAAAGACGAAGAAAGACAGACCCGATAATCCCCCAACAAAAGACATTGGGAGATTATCTATGATGGTTAATGGGTGTATGGTGTAATGGATAGCATACTGGCCTTCTAAGCCGGTGATACGGGTTCGACTCCTGTTACGCCCGCCATCAAAAGGAGGAATTTAAATGAATAAAAGAAATCAAAGAATTAGAAAGAAAATTAAACAAGTGTTATCTACTGGTGAAGAATTAAGCAGTAGTCAAATACTTGATAGAATGATAGACATACAAACGGTAACTTCATCTAAGGGTGGAGTAGTTAATTCTAAACGGCGTTCTAAAGCATGTCCACCAACACTAAGACAGTTGAGTGCTATTTTACCAGTAGAAGCCAAGAAGTCAGGTTTTGATTTTAAAGCAAAACAAACGCTTTGGATAGCAAGAGAGGAATAAATATGTTATGGACAGAAAAATACAGACCGGATAAAATAGGAGATATTGTAGGACAAGAGCATTTTGTAATGGATGCCCAAAGTTGGATAGGTGAAGGTAACATGCCAAATGTATTATTGTTTGGTAATGCAGGAACAGGTAAAACTGCGGCAGGAATAGCATTAGCAAAGAATCTTCTAAAGGATAACTTTAGTGATAACTTTGTTGAAGTGAATGCTTCTGATGATAGGCGACTTGAAGTTGTAAGAACTACAATTAAAAACATCGCCCAAAGCGGAACAATTGGAGATGTGCCTTTCCGTATTTGTCTTTTAGATGAATTAGGAGGAATGACAGTAGATGCTCAAAATGCACTAAAGCGAATTATGGAACGCTATTCTAGTAATATTCGTTTCATTATTACTTGTAATGACCGTAGTAAGATTATCCACCCACTTCAAAGTAGGTGTGCTAATTATCATTTTAAGCCTCTCTCTAATGAGGTCATCCTTGAAGTAATCAAAGCAATACTTCAAAGAGAGAGTATAACCTCATTCGGAGATGATGACTTAACAGCCTTTATATATGAGTTAGATGGAGACTTACGCAGGGCGATTACTGAATTACAGGCGGCAAAGTCATCTGGTTTTTCATTATCGAGACAAATAGAATCTTCTCACAAAGAATACAATGAGATACTAATTGAAATACTAAATAAAAATCCAAACAAAGCATTGAAAGACTTGCATAAAATTATTTATGAAGGGCGTAGCGTTAAACAAATCTGTTTAGGTTTGCACAACGCTATTATTGCTTCGGATGGCTTGGACAATACTACCAAGTATAAACTGTTAAGAACAGTCGGGGAAAGCGAATATCGTTCAACAACCATGACCCCAAAGGTATTACTATCATGGATGGTTGGACAACTAATATGAAGAAGGAAGTGAAAATATGTTAAACGAAAATATGCAAAAAGAAATAGAAAAGAGCGCACAACACATGAATATGACTGTGGAGGAAGCAACAGAAAAATATACGGCTATTTGTGCCGAAAACAATATTGAACTAAGTGATAGTGCAGGTTTGGGCCTTTGGCGAAACCTAGCGGCTCAAATCATGCGTCGTTCAAAACAAACAGAAACAACTCAAAGCACTGGAAGTAATTCTCTTGTTAAGAAGTGTTTTGGTTTCTTTGTTGCTTTAGAAGCACCAAGAGATATGATGTCTTGGAACCGTAACCGAGCAAAGGAAGAATACAACCGTGATGCTGATAATGGACTTAATGAAGGACATGTAGCCGTTGCGACTGAAAATGCTTTAGGTAAGTGGATGATTAGTCGTTATCACGATGGAGAATATCAAGAGCGAATGGTTGCTGAATTACCCGCAGGTGCAGAAGAAGCACATGATGGTGTAATGGTTATTCCTTTGGATAATACTAAAACATACATGAACGGTGGAGAAAACCGAAACTATGGAAAGCCTTTGCCTGTGGAACAATTCCGCCGAAGTGGTGTATTCTATGGTAGTGTTGATGGTGCTGATATGAAGCCTTATCAATTCTCTTATAAGAATCAAGGTGGAATTGAATTTACTCCTGCTTGTTATGACTTTGTTCACTTTGTAGGTATTCCCTCCGAAGATGGTGGAAGTCTATATGGTATGACAATGACAACAAAGAACAGTTTGATTCGTAATGATGACTTAGACCCAGAAAACTCCGACTATCGAGATATGGGCGAAGTTGATTTTGTCGAACAATTGAACCTAAACTTTGAAAGTCATATGGTTGAATTGGTTGAGATTGACCGAGCGCACATTACTCGTCAAACCTTACCTGCTAAAGACCGATTCGTTATTACTAGCGGAACAGTTTGTAATATGAATATGATGCCTACTTCAAACGGTAATCGTATTCTAAACATTACTGACTTGAATGCCGAGTTTGATTATGACAATGAATCTAATATGACTACTTGTTGGATTCCAGAACATCTTGGTATTGATTTCGGTATTGGTTCTACTATTGTTGTAGTTGGTCGAACATCTCAACGATTGATTGATGGAGTTGCTGACCCAGTAACTATCAATGTTGCTTCAATTCTAGTAACAGAAAAGCGTGGTTCACCTGTTGAGGTTGATACGCCCGTTGAAGAATCATTTGATTGGTTCTGAAACTAAACTATTTATGTGCGTGTGTAATCTAATTCCAATGAATGTAGGTCAAATAGGTGCAAAGCCTATACACAAAAGGAGATTTAAAAATGAATGATATTATAGAAAATAGATTTATTCTAAAGGGGGAAAGTTATATTGCTGATTTAGCAAAAGTGGACTTCTTAACTTGGAATGAAAACGATAAAATAAAAGGGACATACTTTATGAAATTTCATATCGGTGCGAAAGAGGCAAGGTTTATTTGTTCAAGTAAACCAGAATTAATAGGAATAATTAAATCATGGTGTATTGCTAATGGTAAAGATATAGATATAAATGAAAATGATGTAGGTGATTGGCTTGATAAAAACTAAGAAAGAAAAAACAAACTTTAAAGAATTAATGGCTCAGAAAAGAGCCGAGCGAAAAGCAAGAATGGTATTAGGTATTTGGGGAGAACCCAAAACCGGAAAGACTGGAATTGCATTGGATTTCCCAAATAAGAACATTTATGTTTTAGATTGGGATAGAGGTGTCGAATCAACTTGGTTTGAACATCACGACGCAACTGACCGAATTAATGTATATTGTCCTATTGTTATGCGACCGGACAACATCATGGATATTGATAAGAGTGAACAAAATTCACTTGACTTCATTAACTTTGCTAAAGAACAAATTGAAGCAGGGGAAGATGTAGTGTTTATTATTGATGGTGTAGATACTTGGTTGGATGCTTGTATGTTAAAGGTTAATCCTAACCCAAGAGTAGTTACTAAGATTATGCCGTTTATGTATGGTTCAAGGAATAAGACTTTCTACTTTCTATTAGAAGCAATTTATCAATTGAATTGTGATGTTATTTACATTACCCACGAAATTGAAAAGTATGTTGAAGGCACACCTGTTGGTGTTCAGCCACAATGGAAAGATTGGGGAGGAAAACTTGAACAAGAGATTTACTGTTGTAAAAAGAAAGTTAAAGGTGAATTGCACTTTCATGCTGAATTAATTGGTTCTAGGACTAATGGTAATTTAGTCGGAACTAAATGGACTGTCCGTGAAGGAACTCCCCCTAAGATTCAATGGAACGGTGTTCCTGAATTGCGGGAGGGAAAGATTTGACGCAATACAATAATCAATGTTGCGGAATTGTTCGTAAAGGTAATGAAACCTCTCGCTTTAATCGAATTAAAACGCCAAGATGCCAAAAAGGAGTTAGTTATTCTCAATTAGAGGTGTGTGTGAATCCAAAACAAGATATGTGCTATCAGCACTGTGATTGTGAGGGTTGCTCAAATAAATATGGGGCGACTTTTAATAGAGGAAAAAGGTTTAATCAACTAAATAAAAAATTATACGATGAAGAACATCGAAGTAAGCCTGAAATAAAAGCAAAGGCCAAAGTTCAATCTAAAGAATATAGAAATAGGCCGGAAGTAAAGAAAAAATACAAGGAATGGTATAATACTCCGGAAACTAAACTAAAGAGAAAAAAACAAAGGGAATCAAGATTAGAAAAATCTGTTAAGAAAAACACTGTTCAACAATATGTTGAACATGTGGGGTATGAAACTGTTATTAAAGCAGAAAAAGATATTGAGAAACTTAGGTCTATTTGTCTTACTTTAAATAGAACATTCCCATATTTAATGCAAGCCATAGTAAAAGAATCTAAAGAAACTTTTATTGTTTATCAAAAGGAAAAAGAAATTGAAACGCATGAAAATCAGATTAAACAACTTAGGAGAGAAATAAATGAAATTCGTAGTGAATAATAAACAAATGGAGAAAGCATTAACAGACATTCAAGGTAAAGGAAAGTATTTAGGTAATGGTGGTTTATCATCATCTAAAATGGGGTCATATTTCTATATGACTTTAACTGATAATACTTTGGATGTTTGGAATGGAGATGCTACTTTTGGTATGAACATTACTATTGCTGTAACAGGTGTTAGGAATGGTTCTTTTATTGGTGATGCACAATTAGTAATTCCTTACTTGAAAAAGTTTGGTGATGATGTATTGTTTGAAAGCGATGATTACTTGCGATTAACTTCGGGTAGTCGTAAGGCTTCTTTGCCAATGGTGATTAATCATCCTAATATGGATGCAATAACACGCATTCGAGAAATGATTAAGCATATCTCATATCAAGAGAACATTGAAAAACTTTGGTCTTTTGGCTCTTCTAAGTTTGAAGGGGCTTTTATGATAAACTCTACTGTATTCAAAGAGGCCATTGGTCTTTGTGAATTAGTTAAAAGTGGAGTGTATAAACTAAACTATGACAAAGGAGTGCTTACCTTTTCAAGCACAGCAACCGCATCTAATAAGTATGAGCAATCAATTGAAGTAAGTTCTCATATTGGTGAATCCGCAACCCTTGAGTATTCGGGGCCATTACATAATTTCTTTGAGCCATTACAGCCATTGAACTTTTATGTGAAAGACGAATTTCCCCTGCTTATTGTAGGGGCAGATAGAAAGATATTAAAAGCACCATATAACGCAGGAGGAAATTGAAATGATAATTAGTAAATGTATTGACGAAAAACATATTTATACAGCATGGAGGGAAGATGGAGAACGAAAGTTCAAACTAGAAGCGTTTGAACCATATTTCTTTATTGAAGACAGTGAGTTTCAATTCACTGAATATAAGGTTAATACTTATATTGCTCGTAACTTTAAGTATGAAAAAGGAGATTGGCTTTCTCTTAAGGGTTTACCTCTAAAGAAAGTCATTGTTGAAAAAGCAACAGACATTTACCCTGCTCGTAAGATGTGGAATAAAACTTATGAGGCTGATGTTTCTTTTGGCTTTAGATATGCTATTGATAAATTAGATTCATTACCTGAATATGAATTAAAGAAATGGTATTGGGATATGGAATGGCAACAAGGTGGAGAACACCATGATAAGATTACTGTTATTGTAATGTATGATAACTATGATAAACAATACTATCAGTGGGCTTGGTTTCCTAATTATGAAGGAGAACAAGAATTGTTCTTTGATAATGAAAAAGAAATGCTTGAGTCTTTTATTCAATGTATGGTTGAAAAAGACCCAGATATGTTAATAGCGTGGTTCGGCCACTTTGCCGATTTACCTAAATTGATTGAAAGGTGCTGTGTATTGGGTATCAACCCTATGCTCATGTCTCCAATTAACCGCATAGAAGGCGTTAAAAAGAAGGGAGATGGACTTGTTTTTACTAAAGGTGAAAGTGGGTTCTCTCCCATTCAACAGCCTATTGGGGGGCGCATAACCCTCTCTTTAGACCTTGCTTTTGAGCGTCAATGGAATGATTCACAAAGAGGAACACTACCTTCTATGTCATTAAATTATATCTCGGAAGTTATTCTTAATAAGAATAAACTAGTCAGTGAGAAGTTTCCCGACACAAATGAATTTTATAGAAGAGCATGGTTGGAAGATACTAAAACATATCTTGATTATGCTTTGAAAGATGTAGAATTGATTGTAGAGATAGATGAAATGAATTATTGTAGTGAGTCTATTATCTCATTACAACGATTATTGTCTGCCCCATTTGAAGCATGTTTTTATGCTAGTCATATGGGTTCAATATATTTCATGCGTAATGCTGATTGGAAATGCAAGACAGGTAGCAAGGTAGACAAAAGAGAAGAATACGAAGGTGCTATGATTTATAATCCGTCAAGTGAACAAACACAAGGGTTGCATCTCAATGTAGCGGCTTTTGATTTTGCTGGTCTTTATCCTAGTATGATGATTTCTCGAAACATTTCATGGGAAACTAAAAGCGCAGAACCTACGGAGTTTGGTGTTAATATCGCAACTCCAAGAGACTTTAGCGAAGTAGAAAGAAAGCACATGCTTTATTACAAAACTGATAAATTAGGTTTGTTGCCGAGAGCCGTTCTTGAATTGAAAGATTTGCGGAACGAATATAAGCGACTTATGCGTAGTGCAAGAGAAGAAGGGAATGATAAAGAGCATATCAAGTGGCATAACAACCAAATGGCTGTAAAGCGTTTAATGGCTTCTTTTTATGGCATTGTTGCTTTTCAAGGGTTTGGTTGGGCAGATGTTAATTTAGCGGCTAGTATTACTGCTAGTGCTAGAGAAGCAATTAGATTAGCGGCGTTCAAGGCTAAGGAGATGGAATGATGAAACTATTAGAAAGATGGATATTTGAGGCTATGCAAGAACTTGTTGAGCCATTTACAATTAGTGAAATTAGAGACAGTATTATTTCTAAAAAAGGAAAAAGTAACTTTATTGGAAGCGATACTCAAATAGCAGCATATTGCAGAAGATACGGATATAAGGTTTCGAGAAGCACTTACAGGAGGAATAAGCATGACTAAGTTAAATACATTTATGAAAAAATGGATTAGGGAAGCGGTTGAAGATTGCCCCGAACCTTTTACTTCAAGAGATATATTCTATGCTGTGTTAGATGCAAGACCAAATAATAGTCATTATATTACAAATGTGTATTCTGTTGGTATGTATCTAAATATAATTTGCAAAAAAGAAAAAGTAGGAAAGAAAAATTTATATTGGAGGAAAGATAATGAAGACTAAATATGTAACAGTGAAAGTATCATATGATACAGAAGCAACTTGGGAGATTACTTTACAAGAAGTAAAGGAAATACTCCAAATGATGAATAACTTATCAAGAAACGCTGTTATCGTCAGCACTGAACAAGGAGTGAATATAAATGATGATGGACAAGACGAATGAATTATTAGAAGAATTGCTGGCTATGATAGCAAAGAGTAACAAGATATTGATGATGGTAAATATCGTAAACATAGCAACCATTATAACAATAGTAACGGTGATATTATGAATGATAAAGATAG